AGACCCACCCCTCACCCGACACCGGAGCCGAGGTGCTGATGGCGTACGTAGCGAATCGGCTGATCGTCGGGTTGGGGTAGGTGCTCCCCGTCAGGTCGCCGCCCGCCGCGCCCGTGGGGGCACGGGAGTTCGACAGGCGGCTGTCGGTGGCCTCGCACGCCTTGCCTGCCGTTGCCACGCCGCTGGCGGCAAAGTCGACCGCGAAGCTGCGGTTGGCGCTCAGGTCGCCGCCACCCGTCAGGCCCGTGCTCGCCGTGACCGTGCGCGAGGTCGGCACCTTGCCCGCGAGGTCGCTGACAAGGCTCGTCACTTGGCTCTGCGCGATGGTGATGGGGTCGCTGCCCGCCGAGCCGTGGCTTGCCGCGTGAGCCGTGGGCGTCCGTGCGTCCGACAGGCGCGCATCGTTGCCGACGCAGGCGGTCGTGCCCGTCGATCCGAAGGCAACCGACAGGGTCCGGTCGACCGACAGGTTCCCGCCGCCCGACAGGCCCGTCCCGGCGTTGATCGACGTCAGGATGCTCGCCTTGCCGTTGAGCGCCGTCGCCAGCCCGGTCACCTGCGTCTGGGCGATGGTGATGGGGTCGCTCCCGGCGTTCCCGTGAGTTGCGGCGTGCGCCGTGGGCGTGCGCGGACCTGCAAGCCGCGTGTCCGTTGCCCTCGGCACTTGGTTCGACGTCCCCGCCCCGTCCGGGGCGAAGTCGACCGCCACAGTGCCGCTCGAGGTGATGATGCCGCCCGTCAGGCCCGCGCCGGCGGTGATGCTGTCCACCCCGCCGACGTTGACCGAGACCGAGTTCGGCTGGACATTGATCTCGACGTCTGCCATCAGGTGGACCCCGAGAAGGTGTTGACGATGCCCGAGCCCAGGCTGATCAGCCGGATCTTGACGGTCGGGCTGAAGACGATGTCAATGTCGTAGCGGAACTGCCCGAGCGGGAAGTTCGCCGTGGTCGCATAGGGCACCAGGATCGTCCCGATGGTCTGGGCGAGGTTCAGGGTGATCATCGGGCTGACGCCCGTCGAGCTCGCCGTCAGGAAGGCGGTGGTCTCGGCCTGCGACAGCACCCAGCGCCACTCCGTTGCCGTGCTCAGGGCGGGGTAGCCCGAAGGCCACTGCGCGACCTCGACGGTTGCGCGGAAGTCCGCGCCCTGCGCGATGATGGGGTTCCAGTCGCTTGCCATGTCAGCCCTCCTCGATGCATTCTACGAGGACGGCGTTGGGCATCGAGAACCAGAACCGCGGTCCCGTCGCGGTGCAGGACTCGTCGACGTGCGCGGTGGGGAACTGCTCGCACATCATCACGATGGTGTTGGTGCTGATCGGCAGCGCCGCCACCGTCGCGTTGGGGTAGTTGGCCTGGTCGACGCCCGGGGCAATCAGGCCGCCGGCGAGGTTGTTGCCGTTCTCGGCCATGTTGTAGGCCAAGCCCGTCCGGGCATAGGAGCCCGTTGACACCGACAACGTGGAGCCGCCAGCCGGGTTAGGTTCGACCTCCGTGAAGTTGTAAATCCAGCGCCAGTTTCCAAGACCGTCCGACGCGGTGATCCGGGCCGGGAAGACCCGCGTCATCGGCGGGGGCACGTCCACGACCGTCAGGCCCACGCAGTTGCGGTAGGCGTGGGCCAGCCCCTTGCCCGTCACCAGGCGCGAGGGCTCATTTTCCCCCACGCCCTGCAGGCCGAATCGCCAGTCGTCCTCGCGCGCCACGCTGACCGTGAACGGCGACACGACCCCGTCCACCTCGCTCAGGCGGTAGGAAACGCAGCCGAGCTGCCCGATGGTGTCCGAGGCGTTGATGAACCACGGGATGAAGCCCGCCCAGCAGGTGCGCCCGAAGGGCACCGTTTCGTAGCGGTTTGTGTAGTCCGTGTCTACCTGCCCGAGCAGCGTGGCCGGGTTCCAGCCGGGGCAGCTCGTCAGCGTCCCGCCTGAGGCGTCGTTCACGACCACGGCCGATTCCGTGAGCATTCCGTGCCCAAGGCGTTCAGGCTGCCGCGTCCATGCTGGCGTGTCGGTCTGGTTGAACGACTGGTCGTAGGGGTAATGCACCCGGTCGGCGGGGACGTTGGCGTCCGTGACGTTGTCGTAGACCGTCTTGCCCTCGACCGACCGCTGCGGCAGGATCTTCATGGCCTGCCGCGGCGCCCGGTTCTGGAAGCCCGCCTGGTTCCAGATGTTGACCAGGGCATCGGCGCCGCCAGCCGTCCCGTTGACGGGCTGACCGCCCCCCGAGAACGCCCGCGCATACGTGCCCATCGTTTTGTCGTAGTCGGCCTGCAGGCCGGCGCGGTCCACGAACACGAACCCGCCTAGGCCATCCGGCACGATCACCTGCGTGTTGGCGGCGCCAACGGCGTCCACGACCATCGCTAGGCTTGCGTTGGGGCTGCCAATCAGGTCCGACAGGCGACGGATGTGCTCCGGGCTGCGCGTCACGAACCCAGTCGGGGCGGTCAGGTTGAGTGAGCCCGCCACCGTCGCCACCTCGGTCAGGACGTCCGAATAGGTCGTGATGTCGACCGTCGCGCCCGTGCCGTTCACCTGCCACCTGCCGTCCGACGACCAGAGGGGCGCAAGCACTTGGTCCATCAGGGCCGCGCTCGAGAACTGCCACCACCAGCGCTCGTCCACGAGCTCGACGAGCACCAGCCCCCCGGGCTGGCGCCAAAGGAACGGCTGCGGCGGGCGGGCGTACAGGTTGCGGATGGCAAGCGTCCCGCCGCTGCCGTCGTTCAGATCCAAACGCACCGGGCTCGAGGCGTACAGGGCCGACACCTGCGTAGAGGCAATCAGCACCGACGCCCGCGTCCAGCGCGTCATGCCGCAGGGCACGTCCACGCTGAAGAGGTCGTTCTCGTCGATCCCCAGCCGCCTTGCGTGCTCGCGCTCCTGCGCCCCTGGCGGCAGGCAGGGGATGACCGTCGCGCCGGCCGTGATGTAGGCCTGCACGAGCGTCATGCGTAGTTCTGGGCCGTGCCCAGCGCGTATGCCTGCGCCGCCGACCCAAGCGCAAGGACGCTCGATGCCTGCTGCTGGTTGTCGAGGTTGTAGCCCAAGGTGAGCGGGGCGGCCACGCTCGGGTTCGTTCCCGGCACCCACCACTGCCGGCGGCTGCTCACCGTCGAGAAGCCGTTGGAGGTCGAGCCGCCGCCGTCAAAGGCCATCAGCTTGCGCGTGTAGATGCCCGTGAACGACCGCTGCCCCGCCGAGTCGATCTCGCCGTGGTTGACCCGCCACTCGTCCTTCACGACCACGAAGCCGGCCGGGATCGGGCGGAAGATGCGGTTGGGCGGGCTGTTCGTGCGCCGCACGGTCGTGACCTCGGTCAGCATCACCGTGGGCTTCTTCGCCTGGAAGACGAAGTCGGCGCCCTGCGTGTACATAGTCGGCAGGCGGTGCATCCCCGTGTCGGTGTCGACGTCCGTGACCGTGAATGCCTTCTCGACCGTCGTAGTCTCGCCGCTTGAGTTGAACGACGCGATCTGCTCGTTGTCGAACGGCCCCTGCACAATCAGGCTGTTTGCGGAGGCGAGGTCGGTGTCGGGGACAAGCAGCACCGTGGCTGGCGTGCCGAGCGGGCAGCTGGACTCAATCACGGCCACCATCGCCGCGACCTGCACGTTCTGGATCGTGTTGGGCTTGGCCGACAGTCGGTTGCCGTTCCAGTGCGGGATGCCGTAGACGCCGTTGCCTGCGCCGCCGTAGGCGCCCACGGCGAAGCTGCACGTCCGGGTGACCGTGAAGGCGATGCCGACAAGGCGGGCGAGCGGGACGGCCGCGTAGGCCGCAGTCGGACCCTCCACGGCGGTCGCGGGGCACCTGGCGTCGATCTCGAGCCGGATCGCCGCCCGCTTCATCATGTCCTTCTCCTGCACGCTCAGGCGGTCAAGGATCGCCTTGTCGAAGGGGATGCGGGTCGTGGCGAGCTCCACCGCCGCCCAGATCAGGGCGCGCACGTCACCCTGCACCTCGCCAACGAGGTCGCAGGAGAACCGCAGCGTGGCGTACGCGATGTTGTTGCGGCTGCGCTCGTAGGTGAAGTCGCAGTTGCCCTCGTAGGCGCCGTTGGGGAGGTTCGTCCGGGCCTGCTCGTCGGTCACCTCGTAGGTGAGCTGGTTGCCGCTCTCGCTGATGGCGAAGGTCTGCGCGGTGCGCCGCCAGATGCTCGTGCCGTCCGTCGTGGGCATCACGCAGCGGCGGAACAGGTCGGGCCACGCGGAGATCCCGGTTACCGCAGCAATGAGGCCACTCGCGGCTGGCGTCGTGCTGAGGCCCGTGGCGCTCATGTTGACCGTCAGCGTCCCGCGCACCGTCCGGGTGACGAGGCCGCCCGCGTCGAGGCTGAACGACTGCGTCCAGCGGTGCGACACGACGGGATAGTCGAGGTCGGGATCTTCGTCGTCTATGGGGCTCGTCCGCACCACCGCGGCGGTCAGGGTGAAGGACACGAGGGCCGCGCGCCTGCCGGCCACCTCGGTGACGGTCAGCTGCAGCAGCGGGCCGCGGCGGGCGTCGGGGTAGGTCTGGGCGATCAGGGTTTCGGTGCCGCCCGACACGATGCGGAGGTTGACGGCGTCCACCCGGCCCGTGCCGTCGCGCATCTTGGCGGCGAGCTCGGTGTAGGTGCCCGTGCCGTCCGCAACCAAGGCCGTTCCCGTCACGGTCACGGCGTAGTAGTTCAGGGTGAAGCCGTCCTCGGCGTACTCAGGCCGCTGGTCGTACTGCGACACGTTGACGAAGCCGAGATCCCAGCTGCGGCTGTCGTAGGCGAAGGACAGGTAGGCGTTTCCGGTCGGGGTGCTCACGGCAGGGCTCCCATGAGGCGCAGGTCAGCAACAAAAGGCGCGTTCGTTTCGTGGTTGATCACCTGCAGGTTGCGCGCCACGCGCTGCACGGCGACGGCGGCCTTGGCGCCCTGCGCTTGCAGGGCACGCTGCTCGGCCGCCTTGCGGTCGGACATGAGCATCATGCCTTGCGCGACGTCCTCGATCCTCGCGCCTTGCGGGTTCAAATCTTCGCTCCCATGAGGCGCAGGTCGGCGATGAAGGGCGCGTTGCCCTGGTAGATCGGGTCGGTGTTCGTGCCGAGCCTGTTCAGCGCCTTGATCATGTCGACCGCCCATGCCTCGGCCCCTAGTCCGTACGCCATGAAGCCGGGGATCATCTGGAGAAACTGCCCAATCAGCTTGATGGAGCCCAAGACGGCAAGGCCCACCAAGGACAACGTGGGCGCGATCTTCTTCTCGACGAACTCAAGCAGGTTGGCGAGCAGCTCAAGGATCGGCGCCACGGCGATGGCCCCGATGCGGCCGAGCAGGTCCGAAACCCGGAACAGCACGCGCTCGATCCGGCCCAGCGCGAGCTCGCGCCGCGCCAGCACCCCGCCCGACGCCGCGCTTGCGCGCATCTTCTCCTGGAACATCAGAATCTCGTTCATGGCGTCGGCGAGCATGATCTGTGGGCTGTAGTCCCGCAGCGTGTCGGTAAGCCGCTTGGCGGCCGCGTTCAGGAAGTCGAAGGTCTTCTTCAGGGCGATGCCCGCCACGCCCACGGCAATCAGCGGGGCCGCAATCGCCCCGCCCGCCGTTCCCATCGCCGCGAGCTTCGTCAACCCCTGCGCCGCAAGCGCCCCGCCCGCGCCCTGCCCCTGGATCATCCCGATGCCCGCCTGCGTCAGCGCCCCGCCCACGCGCTGCAGCATCCGCGAGCCTGTCCCGCCGCCGGCCCCGCCGTCCCCCGTGGCGTTCACGTCGATGACGATGCGTCCCAGGTCTTCCATCACTGCACGCTCCATTCGATCTCGAACGCGCAGACGAAGGTCTCCGTCCCGCGCATCCAGCCCACGAGGTCATCCACCTGCTCGACGTTGCCGCCCGACCGCCACGTGAACGGGATCGTCAGGCGCCCGCCGAGCGTGTTCTGGATCATGCGGGTCCGCAGGCCGTCGATGAACTGCTCGATGCCACGCTCGCCTGCGATCCGCAGGGTCGCCTTGTGCACGGGGTCGTACAGGTTCCGCCACCAGACGACGAGCTGCACCTGCGACTCAAGCAGGCCCACGCCGCTGATGGGATGCCGCGCCGTGTCGCCGCCCGGGATCACCTGGATCGCGTACTGCGCGGTGACGTCCTGCCCGGGCGCCTCGCGGAGGTAGACGGCGATGCCGTAGCCAGCGTCGTCCATCCACTCCTTCAGGTCCGCGACGAGCGCGTTCCACACGGCGGCATTCGCCTGCACGGCCATCAGCGGCCCCTCCCGTGCATCTGGTGCTGCAGGCCCATGCGGACGTTCCAGGCGAGCTCGTCGCTGCCCGTGGCCTGTCGCACGACGCCCTCGGCCGCCTCGGGCGACCCGAACGCCACGGCGATGCCCTGCGCGAACGACAGCGCCCTGCGGGCCTCGACCATCGGGATGTTGGCCATCAGGCCCATAGCAGTCTCCTGGTCAAAGTCGCTCGGGGGACGGCCGTACGTCGCAAGGAAGAGGGCGGCCCCCCTGGTCAGTTTCCCGCGGCTTCCACCGCCTTGCCCATGCGGGCAAAGACGGCGAAAAGCACCTCGTCGCTCGACTGCGCGGCCACCTCGGGCGTGCGCGACACCTTGCGGATGGCCGTAGCCACGTCCTGCACGCTCGGCTCGCCGCCAGCGGGCTTGGCGAGCACGGCGAGCGCCTCGTTCCACTGCACGATGAGGCTGCCCGCAGGAACCTGGGCGCGGAAGAGGAGCGGGTCGTCGTTTTCGTTGAGGTCGATCAAACGCTGGTCCCCGTCGCGTAGAGGAGGTTGTTGGCGTCGGGCACGGCCTTGACCGTCAGGCCCAGCCGCCGCTCGACGTTGCCGAAGTTCGAATGCACGAGCCCGTTCGGGGGCAGGTAGCACCGATTGAAGGTGTAGGTCGTCTTGCCGGGGGTCTTCGGGTAGATGCGGATTCCGAAAGTGCCGCTGTCGGTGACGAGCAGGCGGCCGACCGTGGTCGTGCCCTGCGCCCCGCGCTGGCGCGCCTCGAGCTGCGCGAGCTCCGTGGCGTCCCACTTCACCAGCGTGAAGGTGATCGCCCCGTCCGTGTTCTGCAGGACGATCTCCTCGGGCGTGCCTCCGCTTGACGACGTCCGCACCTCGTGCTGGTAGTCGTTCCACGTGGCCTGCGGGAGGTTGTCGTTGTCGCACTCGCCGAGCTCGGTCCACACCGAGCCGTCGTACCAGTCGATGCGGGTCGGCCCGCTCACGAAGATCGCCGTAGGCATCAGGTAGTCCTTCCTTTGAGCACCTTGCTCATCCCTAGTCTAATCGTGCGGCCGATACCCGCCCATTCCTTGTCCGTGGGGACGAGGAACGGACGCGCGGGCACCTTGACGCCGCCCCATGCCATGAGGAAGTCCTTGCCGCGCACCAGCCCTTCCTTGTCGGGGTTCTGCCCGGTCGCGTGCTGGCGCACGCCCTTGCGCGTCAGCGGGACGTAGTTCGGCCCGGAGGTCTCAAAGCCGAGCTCCTGGTAGATCGCGTACTTCGGCCCGGTCAGGGTGATCTCGAGCCGGGTCGCGCCGATGCGGGCCGTCCTGGCCCCAAGGTTGCGTACGAGGTTGCCCGTGTCCCGCAGCGGCTGCCCGCCGTCGCGGTAGGACTGCCCCTTGACGAGGTATTCGGTCACCTCCGTGGGCTTGATGGTGACCCGGCCGTCCTTGGCCTTCTTCTGCCGCATCTCGACGCGCTTGCGCGTGCCCAAGATCGGCCCCTGCTTGGGCTTGGTCTTCGTCCAGAACTCGGTATCCAGGCTCTTGAGGGGCTTCAGGGCGGTCGCAGAGCCGCCCGGGCCTCGGCCCTCGCTCTTGGCGATGTGGCGCTTTGCTGCCGCCGCCACGGCCTGCGAGATGCCGTTGAGGATGCGCGGGTCGCCCAGCGCCGCCGCCACACGCTTCTGCCAGCTGCTGCCGCCAAAGCCGAAGGCCACGTCAGCCTCCTGGCATCGTGTTGGGCTTGCGCGGCAGGAAGAAGTTGCTCGAGCTCACCTGGTTGTAGTAGGCAAGCGTCTGCAGGGGGGTCGCCCGCACCTCGGGCAGGCCAGCGTCGGCCGCCTTCGAGATCGCCCCGAAGATCTGCCGCCCGTCCCGCAGGTGCTCGAGCATCTCGTAGGCCCGCTTGCGGCGCTCCTCGACGGCCGGCGGCACGACCATGCCCCGGCGCTGGAAGAGCACCTCGGTCGCCAGGTCGCAGGTCAGCCCGACGAGGAGCCAGTCCCCTGCGCTGGCCAGCGTGTTGAGGTCCAGGTCGGTGTAGATGTTCCCCACCCGGGCGTAGCTCTTGATCATCGCGGTGGCGCGCTCGAGCGCCATCGTCGTGATGGGGTTGGGGGGCGCGGAGTCCTCCCCGTTGTCCGAGCAGAGCTCGGCGATGATCCGGGCGTCCAGTTCCTTCTCGAGGTCGGCGTAGGTGGCGAATGCCATGCGTGCCTCCGTTCACGAAAGGGGGGGAGGGAGCCGAAGCGCCCTCCCCCCTTTCCCTTCCACTCCGAGACCGATCAGGCGGTGACGTCGGCGACGAGGTAGCCCGACACGGGCGCGACCACTTCGGTCGTGCTGTTGTCGATCACGCGGCCCTCGATGCGGCGGTCCTTCGGGTCGTCCCAGTTCTCGACGGTCATGTCCTCGAAGGCCATGATCTGCACGGTCGAGAAGCTCGTCGAGCCCTCGACGCCGATCAGGCCGCCGGGGCGGCTCACGAAGACGGCCGAGTTGCCGTAGATGTACTGCCGGGTCGTGCTCGACGCGCCCTTGCGGGTCGTGACGCGCACGCTGTCGTCCACGACCACCTGCACGCCGAAGAGGTTCGGCGGGAGGCCGTACATGGCGAACGTGTCCGAGCCCTGCAGGAAGGGCATGGCCGCAGGGTAGTTCTTGACGTAGTCACGAACCTCCGTGGTCTGCGAAAGCAGGTTGGCGACGGTCGGGGAGATGACCATCATCACGTCGTACTCGGCCCGCACCGCACCGCCCGTGGTGAGCGAGATGCGCTGCAGGATGCCCTGGATCGCCTTCTGGATGACGTTCGTGCTCGAGGTCGTCCAGATGGCGCCGCCGGGGCTGGCCGTTCCGGTCGCCGCGTAGTTGCCCACGGCGTTGAACGTCGCCGAGGTCGTCAGCGCGGTCGCGGTGCGGATGCAGCGGCCCGTCATGGCCAGCTGCGCCTTGGCACGGGCGTGCTGCGCGACGATGTCCCAGGCGGCCTGCTTCACGGTCTCGTTCGGGATGTAGAACGGATACGCGAAGCGCTGGCAGGCGAACTGCACGAAGTCGTGCTGGTTCGTGGAGCCGACCGGACGGTCGTTCCCCAGCGGCCACTGGAAGGCGTTGATGTCCGTGATGCGGACGTTGTCGTCCGAATCCAGCCGCAGGTAGTACCCGGTCATCTGGTTGACCGGGACGATCTGCGCGTACTTGGTGATGGGGAACGTGTTCACCGCACGGGTGAACTCGACCTGAAGAGCGCCCGTTGCGAGGGCGTTGGTGGACGGGACGTAGGTGTTGAGCCCGCCACCGACTGCGACGTAAGCCATTGTGTGACCTCCTTAAGGTCCGTTTGGATCAGAGCGCCTTGGTGGCGGGGAGACGGTAGGCCCAGAAGATCTGCCCGCTGGCGGCAGCCTCCAGGGCGACGAACATGGGCACGTTGCCCGAGCCGGCGGCCGTGATCGCCACGCCTGCGGTCGACGGGATCAGGCCCAGGCCTGCGGTGATGTTGCCGCCAGCCTCGATCTGAACCACGTTCGAGGGCTGGAGGCTGATCGGGTCGCCCGACGAGGCGTTGGCCGTCGCGTCGAAGCGGCGGGTGGAGCCGTCCGTGACGCCCACGACGTAGTCGGCGGCGGCGGTGGCGGCCACGCCCGTGAAGGCGGTCGTGTCCATCTTGACGATGCGGTACGGGTTGATGGTCCCGCCCGCGACGAGGTTGGGTGAGAAGTTGAGCATGGGTGTCTGTTTCCTTGCGCCTCAGCGCTTGTTGATGCGGGAGTTGATCGCCTTGGCAAACTCATCCGGCTTGCCTGCGAACTGCTTGACGAGGTCGCCGACGTCGCCCACGGCCATCGCCTTGGGCATGGACGCGCGGCTCATGTCGATCTTGGCGCCGATGGGGTCGCGCGAGAACAGCTCGCGCCACGACTCGAGCAGGGCGACCGGGTCCTTGGCCGAGGCGAGCTGCGCCAGGAGCGCGGGACGCTGGCCCTCGGGGATGCGGTAGCCCTCCTGCTCCATGATCTCGATCTCACGCGAGAAGCGCTCGCGCTTAACCTCGGCCTCGAGGCGGCTCATGCGGGCCTTCAGGCGGGCGTTCTCCGAGCGCAGGGCGTAGGTGGAACGGGAGGCGATGACCTCCTCCTCCTCGTCCATGCCCATCTCGGCGCTCTCGTCGTCGTGGCTGCCGATGTCGATGTGGACGCCTTCGCCACCCTCCTCGGCCTCCTCCTCGTCGGCCTGGAAGTCCATGCCTTCGCCGGCCATCTCGGCCTTGTCCTCGTCGTTGTCCTCGCCGAACTTCTTCTTCATCGTGGCGGCCAGGTCGTCGATGGCGCACTTCATGGCATCGAGCTCGGCTCCGTAGTCTCGGTCTGAAGGCATGGAAGCCTCCTCCTTGATTGCTGCCGGGACGAAGGTGTTCAGCCCGCCCCCGACCCCGGCGAGGTCGTGGTTGGACTTCGAGAAGGTGATCTTTCGGCCGGCACGCTCAAAGTGCGTGTCGGGGAGGGGTCGCCGTGGGGTCTCGCGGCCCAGCAGCGCCACCTCGCTCAGGTGGTTGGATTCGGACCAGATCTCAGCCGAGCGCCTGGGGAAGGCGTTGGTGGCGATCAAGCGGTCGAAGATGTCCCTTCCCACCTCCATGTCGCCCACAATGTACCCGACCCCATCCCGTTCCTCGTATTTGAGGGCCGGGATTCTGCCGACCGCCGACTTGGGCTCCTTGCCGTCCTTCTCGTGCATGATGACCACGCGGGGGAAGGAGCCCCGGCTCATGTGCTTGCCCGTGGCGCCGACGATCTTGCGGAGGCGCTCGTTGTCGAAGCGCTTGAGCTCGGGGTCGGCCTTGGCGTCGTCGATGGCGGGGTCGAAGGCCATGAAGAGCTCGACGCCCTTGATGACGACCTTGTCGCCGGCCTCGACGATGGGGTGGGATGTGGGGGTCATTCGTCTGCTCCTGCCCAGACCCGGACGGGGTGCTGGGGCTGCGGGATGAGGATGCTCTCCAGGGCCGAGCGCTGCGGGAAGGTCATCTTGTCGCGCATCCGCAGGTTGGCGTGCCAGCCGGGGAGCGGCACGGGGATGGGGTTGCCGTCCTCGTCCACGTCCGGTCCCGGCACCCAGATCGTTCCGATTAAGTCGTAGGACGAAGTTTCGGTCGGGAGCAGCGGGATGCCGGCGGCGGCAAGCGCCGACTGGACATCCGCCTCGTCCGTGCCCTTGAGCCAGTAATCGTGGAAGACGGTCATGTGGTGATCGTTTGCAGGTTCGCGTTTGTCAGCGTCCCGGCGTAGAACTCGATCTTGCGGATGACTAGATTCGGCCACTGCGAGAACGTGCCAGGGCTGCCGCTGCTGTCGGTTGCCTCCGCGCCAAAGGTCACGAAGTCGATGTTGCCGAAGGTCGTGACGTTGTTCGTCCCGGTCTGCACCGTGCCGCCGTTGATGCAGAACGACGATGCCGTGCCGCTCCAGTAGTGGACGGCCTTGTTCACCCCCGCGGCGATGGTGCCCGTCGAGGTCTGCCCGTTCGACCAGAACGCCCGCGCCGCGGTCGTGCTGCTGGCCTGAAGGCCGAGTTGCGCCGCAGACGCATCGTCGGTGGACAGCAGCGTCCCGGCCTGACCAGGCGGGTAGAAGTGGATGACGAGGGCGCCGGGGTCGCCCCACGACGTGATGGAGGAATCAAGGACGTGCGCGAGGTCGGCGCTGCGGGTGACGGTGGCGTTCGACGGCGTCTCGATGTAGGAGGTCGGGACGGCCACCCCAGATTCCAACATCGCTCCCCAGATGTACACGCCATCTGTTGAGTTTGCGGCGTTGTAGTTCTGCCCAAGGCTGGTTACCGTTGGCGTTCCGGTCGTTGCCAGCGCCGCGCACACGTTGAGCGATGCTGATGCGCGTGTCGCAGTCAGGTGAATCCGGTACCAATCATTCGGGAACGACTCGATTCCCTGCGAACGGTTGGTGTAGTTCGTTCCGACCGTTCCCGACTGCGTCATGGTCCCGGCATCAAGGTCAAACGTCGCATGGACATATTCCGTTCCCGATGCGGCATCGCGGATGGTCAGGGTGATGTACCTGCCAGCGCGACCAGTACCCGTGGTGAGATTCTGTTTCTTGACGAAAATCGACCAACAGGGGTTCGCAATCGTGATAGCTGATCGCCTGAGATTGTGTTCGTTTGCGCCAGTAACCTGCTCAAGCAGCACGGCATCGGATGCGTTTGCAGGGGATGTCCAGAACGATCCCCCGTTGTCGTCGATCGTCGTGAGTCCCTTGGTCCAGTACGCATTGGCGAAGTCCTCGCTGTACTGCACGTTGTTCGTCCTGCTCTCCTCCACCAGCAGCCCGAGCCGGGTGCCGCTGCTGTCGTGGGTGAGGCGGGCGACGTCCGTGGACGCCGACGCGATGTAGCCCGAGGAGTCAACGTACGTGCCGCTGCTGGCGCGGGTGAGCGTGTAGCCCGAGGGGGTGCCCGTGGACCAGTCGATGCTCCATGCGGGTGTGGGGCCGCCGGCAGACGTGGTCGCGTTCGCCGCCGTCGACGGCGACGAGTCGTAGTCCGCATTCGTCGCAACGATGCGGTACTCGTACGAGGTCGACGCCGTCAGGCCCGTGTCGCTGTACGTCGTGGCCGTCGCGCTGACCGTCGTCAGGGTCGAGTACGAGCCGCTGCCGCTCGGGCTGCGCCGCTCGATGCGCTGGCCCGTGTTCCCGGTCGAGACGTCCGTCCAGGCAAGGTCGATCTGCGACGAGGACGCCGCCGTCGCCGTCAGGCCCGTGGGGGTCGCGGGGATCGTGAACTTGCTCGCCGCGTTGCTGTTGGCGCTGTTGCCCGCCGCGTTTGTCGCGTAGACGCGGTACTCGTACTGCGTGCTCTCGGTCAGGCCCGTGTTGCTGTACGAGGTCGCGCCAGCCGCCGGGGTGGCGATCTGCGACCAGAATCCGCTTCCGGGCGACGTAGCGCGCTCCACCACGTATCCGGTTTCATTCGTGGCGTTGTCCGTCCAGGCGAGGTCGATCTGCGTGGTGCTCGTAGCGGTCGCCGTGAGCGAGGTCGGCGCGGCCGGGACGTTGAGGGTCGTGACCCCGCCCGTCGCGTTCTGGCTGGCAGCGACCTTCGTGCTCTCGCCGAGCACGTTGTAGGCGCTGACCCAATAGTAATACGTCGTGTTGACGGCCGGCGCGTTGCCGGGATTGTTGGTCGAGTTGTCCGTGTAGGTCTGGACGCCAGCGCCGACCGAGTTGATCTGCGTGGCGCCGACCGTCGTGTTCGACGTGTTGCGGTAGACGTAGAACCCGCTTTCGTTCGTCGACGCATCCGTCCAGGTGATGGTGACTGCCACCGCCGTGCCGTCCGTGCTCGGGGACGCGCTGACCCCGGTCGGGGCGGCAGGGATGGACCCGCTGATGATCGCATCGAGGTTGGCAGCGATTTCGGATGCCCCGAGGTCGTTCGGGTGGATGGTGCCGCTCAGCCGCGTGGTGCTGTTCGTCATCAGCGTCAGACCGTCCACGTAGAACGTGTTGGCATCGCCTGCCGCGAGCTCGGCGGCCTGCACGGCGCTCCGGTACTGCGCCAGCGTCAGCGTGTTCGTGTTCGGGCTGTAGATCGTGGAAATGACGTAGATTTCCGCGGTCGGGAGCGCGGCCCTGGCGTTCGTGATCCATCCTTCCACCCTGGACTGGAACGTGGCAATGGCTGTCTGCGCGGCGAAGTCGTTGTAGCCGATGAGATAAGTGACGCGGTCGCACCCGGTGCCGATCAGCGCATTTGCATGGCTTGCATCGGCAGGAGCGCCCGCGTTGGCAAGATTCACGACCTGGCGGTTCTGCAGCCCCCCGACGAGGTATGCCCAGGTCGTCGTGATCTTGGTCGAATCGAATCCTTGCGAGATGCTGTCGCCGCAGATTCCGATCTTGTTGCTCGGGCGCGTAGCTGAGGAAATGGACGACCCCTTGGAGAGCTCGATGCCCTGCAGCTGCAGGCCGGCGCTGTAGGGCCAGACAATGGTGACCGTCTTGCTCCCGGTCGGAAGCTTGTAGCTCGGAAAGGAATATCCCGCCACCAGCGGCTGCGACCAATCGAACGTGCCGATCTCGACGCCGTCCGAAAGGACCGACCCGACGCCGTTGAACGTCGCCAGAAGCGTGATGACGTTGTAGATCTCCGCGTTCCAGTAGAGCTGCAGGCGCAGGTCGTTCGCATCGGTCTGGAACGACACTCGGGAACCCGGCGAGGCATATGCCATCCGGTTGTTCTCGACGATGGATCGCCGGAACTCAAGCGTCTGCGCCGTCTGCTGCTGGATCGCCTCGTAGTCCGAGACCGTCAGCGCGGCCGTGTTTGGCGGATACAGGTCATAGACGATCCCTGCCCCGGTGAGGCCGGGTCGCCTGAATCGCCGGATCGCGTTGGACAGCCTGTTCCGCATCAGATGGAGCACCAGAAGGCGCCCATGTTCCCGCTGTTTGCCTTGAACTGGAGCTGCACGATCTGGTGGCCGATGGTGTCGATCAGCACGGATGCCGTCCCCAGGTCGGTGGCCGTCACGACGGCAGGCTGGTACAGGCTTGCATCGGGGCTGATCGCCACCTGGGTCATGTTGCTGAAGATGTAGGTCGCGTTGTTGTTCACGACCGTGCTCGGGACCGTGCCCGTTGAATAGATGAGCGTGAAGTCGCCGAGGATCGTGGAGAACCACGTCGGAGTCGCCGCCACCGTCGAGTCGACGGCCGTGACCGCCGCGGCGGTGGTCGCTGCGTACGGGGAGGCGGTCGATCCCCATTCAAGCTGCGCGCCCCATGCCACCATCCCGTTGCTGGCGTTGCCGGCGTAGACGCCGAATCCCCAGCTCGATCCGGTGACTGGCGTGGCGGTGTTGCTGGGAGCCAGCAGGTAGAACTGCACGGCGTTCGTGGTGATGGCGACCCGCCACCATCCGTTCCCGGCATCGGTCACGGCATTGGACGTGGTCCCGAGGGTGGCGGGATTGCCGCTGTCCTGCCGATCAACCTGGGTCACCGCTCCGGTGGAGAGGTTGATGGTGACCGCGTAGTACGGGCCGCCTGGGCCGTTTCCGCAGCAGACGGTCGCGTGCGTCCTGCCCTTGCCGCCCTTCAGGTACACGGAGAAGGTATGCGCTCCCGTTGTCCAGCTCGTGCTGCCCTGGTCTCGGTATGCCTTGTGGTCAGCGTTGTTGGTGGTCTCAAGGAGGACGTCGGCGGTCAGCGTCCCATCGGGCGCGATTTCTGCGTTGACCGATCCTCCGGTGCAGGTGATCTCGCTCTTGGTCCACGCTGCGTCGTCGAAGGCTTGGCTGTAGGTCAGGAGGTTGGTGTACCGCTTCGGGATGTAGCCCACGGTCCATCCGACCACTCGCACTCCGACCCCGGTGGCGTTGTTGACGCTGCTGAAGGGCAGCACGCGCAGCAGGCTGGGCGCAGTGTTGGGGGAATCGTAGATGACTCCGGTGGTGGGCTTGGTGGCGGTGGGCGCCACGGAGCCGTACGACGCGCTGGCCGCCGTGTAGTCAAGCAGCGAGTAAGCGGGAACGCCAGTGGAAAGAATCGCCTGTGCCATGTCAGATTTCTCCTCGGCGCTTCATGTCGAGCGCGATTGCGACGGCCTGCTTCTGGGGCTTGCCCTCGGCCATGAGCTTGCGGATCTTGGCGCTGACGGCGGGGTCGGACTCGGCCATGACCTTGCGACCGGGCTTGTCGGCGGCAGCGTGGGTGGACTTCGCGCCAATGCGGGAGGCCATGAGCACCGTGGCCTTGAGGATCTTCTCAGGGCCGCCGCCTTGTCCCTTGAACCAGCCCTTCTTGAGCATGGTGTCGGCCCATTGGCGTGCCGCGCTCTCGGTTGCGAAGAGCAGGTCGTCCTGCATCGTGACGGGCGGGCCGCCGAGGTACTGATCCTTGCCGAGCTGCCGGGTGTAGGCCACGCGCCACTTGTATCCGGCCTTGCGCTGGACGTCCGTCAGATCCATCTTCGCCTTCGCGCCGGGGCGGGAAGCATTTCGACTTGAATATGTCATTCCGCCCTTCATGCGGATACGCGGTTCTGAAAGTTCGTCGGTGTAGACATATGCAAGCGCACCGTTCTTCGCATATTCGATTTCGCCATCGGTGTTTACGCGCCTCCGCTTCCATCCCTGACGCGCAAGCCATTGTTCTGCTTCCTGTTCGGAATCAAAGGATCGACGGACATCAGACCACATAGACGCATCAGCATGGCGATACGCCATCTTCGCCTTCGCGCCGGGGCGGGAGAACGATGCTCCGCGCTGCGTAATGCGATATCCGTACTGGGCCTTCACCACCGAAACCAACCGATCAAGCTCACGAAGCATCTCTGGACTTGCCGCGCGCTCTTTCAAAATCTTCTCCCCAAACGCAGCCGCTCTTTTGGCGGCTGTCGCTGTTTCCTTCAGACTGCTTTGGACACTAGGAATACGCAACGAGACAAACTGATTCATCTCAATGATGCTCGGCATGACTCGGTCGTACAGTTGATTGTCGGACTCGTATGAGGTAGCCATCTTCGCCTTCGCGCCGGGGCGGGCCATCGCCGTCTTCGGTTCCGCGAGGATGCCCAGCCGCGCCTTGATCTCGTTCCGGGTGCTCATGCCGCCCATCGTAGCGTTCCTCCTTGTGGTCTACGCATTCACGAAGCCGGGATCGGGGATCTCGCGGCGGTCGATCACGCCCTGCCGCGCGCCGTTGTGCGCCCTGATCGCCTGGTAGTCGAGCGTCCCGTTCGGGAGCGTCCAGCCGTTGTCCATCGCGTCCGACGCCGACACCGGGATCAGCGCGCAGCGACAAGAAAACCCTGTTGGGGGCGTGATTCCCATGCGGTCGAAGTCTGCCATCGTGCCAATGTAGCCATCCAACGCACGATGCGTCGGGCGGGTTCGGCTGTCCTTGGTCGCGCTGTACTCGACCAGCGGCACGAAGGCCTGCACGCGCTCGTCGCGCAGCACTTCGGCCGCACCCTCCGTGGCCGCCCGGTTCGTGTTCGTTCTGAGCACGGTCTCCAGGCGCGCGCTTGAGAGCTCGACCCCCAGGCGCACCTGCGCCGTGGTGACGAAGTCCCCTAGGTTCATCGCCTTGATCTCCTTGCCCACCACGCTCTTGCCGGGGCGCTCCTCGATCACCCGGGCGATGAGCTCCTGCACCTTGGCCGTCTGGCCGGGGCTGAGGGCCGTCACGAAGAACGTATCGCTTACGATCCGTTTCACGGCCGAGATGCCGCCCGTGGCGTTTGGGCGCGACAGGACGCCGCGCAAGAGGCCGTCCAGCAAGGGGCTGCGCTTGCGGAGGTCGATCAGGGCGTTCTGGCGCTCGTGGTCCCCCACCTCGCGGGCGCTGCGGCGGGCGGCCTCGACGAGCACCTCCCAGTCCTTGCGGCTGATGGGGACGCGCCGGCGGAACCAGTCGGCGATGGGCTTCATGGCCTCCCCGCCGAAGCCGTCGAGCTTCAGGGCGGGCAGGGCGGCGAAGGTGACGGCGTCCCCGTCCTCGAGCATCCCCTCGACGGCCTTGTCGGGGATGCGGGCCTTGGTGACGGTCTGCCGCGCCCCGGCGAGCCAGGAGGCAAGCAGGAGGGCGCTGGTGGCCTCGGAGAAGGCATCCCAGAGGGCGGGGTCGTCCTGCCCGCGCACCTGGGCGGCGAGGGCTTGGCGGTACGACTGCTGCGCCTCGCGCAGGACGCGGCGCAGGTGCTTGTCGAGCGCGGGTCGCTTCATCGCTTGCGCTTGCGGAGGGCCACGACCTTGGGTGCTTCGGGGGCGGGTTCCTCGCCCTCGTCAGGCTCGTTCCCTTGCCCCAAGAGGGCCGCGAGGGGGTTGGCCCCGCTGCCACCCGCCTGACCGCCGCCGAGGACGGCCTCGCCGTCCTGGGGCTCGGAGAGGCCGAGGAGGTCGCGCACCTCGCGCTCGCTCACGCGGCCGCCCATCTGGGTGAAGGCCTGCACGGCCTCGAGGCGCTCCTTGACGTTCGGGCGCTCGGGCGCGAAGCGGAACTTGATCGACCGGGCCTCGGACTCGCTCGCGCCGAGGATGCCCGCCACGACGCGCAGGAAGTCGGTCGTGAACGACTCGCTCATGGCGTCGGCGTGGTAGCGGATGACGCGCGAGAGGGTGTCTGCGTGGAGGTCGGCGACCCCGGAGCCCAGGCCCGTTGACCCGGCCTCGCTCGAGAGCGACTGCCCCAGGATCGCCTCCTTGAGCTTGCCGCTGCACCAGTTGACGAGATCCATGAAGATCTGGGCGCGGCCGGCGTTGGCGTCCTTGATGTCGATGTCGTAGAAGCTCTCGTTCGGCCCGGTGCGGGGGAGGACGACGGAGTTGTCGTTCACCAGGTTCTGCAGGACCGTGAGCATCTCGTTCTTGGCCGCGTCGTTGCCCGAGGGGTAGTAGCCGACGCGGATGCCCAGCGCGTAGCGCTCGGCGTAGGCGGCGGCGTTCTGCAGGATCTCCTGCTTGAGGAGCCAGATGTACCAGCACACGTCCCGCGCGCCGATGCCGCGGTAGACGGCCTCGCTGGTGTTCGGGTCGATGAAGTTCGGGGCCGCGGTGAAGACCCGGTGCAGGATGACGGCGCGGCGCTCGTTCTCGTCGAACAGGTGGACGAGGCTGTCGAAGCCGAGGTCGGTGACGGAGGGCTCGTTGATGTACGCGCTGCCCACGCGCATGGCGAGGTTGCCGTACTGGTCGAAGGCGAGGGTGTCGGCGGCGAACGGCACCCACTCCTTGACGCGCACGCCGAGGACGGGGTCGCGCTCGTAGACGAGGTTGGCGGCGCTGACGCCGTACCAGACGGCCTCGTGCAGGTGGCGGAAGAGGTCGCTGCGGCGGGGGATGTCGCGGACGATCTCGGTGAGGCGGTCGGCGAGGGCGACGAGGCGGGGGTTCTCCTCGTCGTCGGGGACGATGGCCCACTCGAGGCCCGCGAGCGTGACGAGGAGGGAGCGCAGGACGCCCTCGATGTCCGCGTCGGCGCGCATCATCGCCTGGTAGTTGGGGTCGATCCTGTAGGCGAGGCTCGAGTTCCGCAGCATCAGGCTGGCGGTGCGGAAGTAGGAGCGCTGCACCTCGACCGGGATGGCGAGCGGGGTGGTGGGTCCGCGCTGCGCGGGGGCGGGCGGTGCCTTGCGCGGCCGGCGGGCGGGCGGGAGGCCCGTGCCCGGGATGGCGTTCGGCATGATGGGGTTGCTCTTGGCGTCGGCCATGTTGCCCCTCAGTCTAACGGTGCTCAGGCGAACATCCGCCGCTTGATGCCTCGGTTGCCGAAGATGCGCTCGGCGCGCGTGGCGACGGTCATGGCCCCGCCCTGAGAAACGATGGCCCCCTGCGCGGCGAGCGTGCAGAGGTCGACCACGCAGTCGACGCAGTCGTCGTGGCTCCCGGCGGGGAAGGAGAGCATCTCGTCCACGACCGGGGCGAAGGCCTGGGCGACCTGGCCATTCTGTCCTTGTGGGAAGGACAGCTTGCCTGCGGCCACGAAGGGCTGGCTGGCGGCGGCGCGCAGGTGCTTGTCGGTCGAGCGCTCAACGGCCACCACGGGCTGGCGGCAGGCCTCCCGGAACTGGTCAAAGACGCCCTTCTGCGGGCCGTTGGCCTCAGCGAGGACCATCGCCGCGCCACGGCGCTCGACGAGCTCGCGGGCGAGGCGGGCGAACTCGGGGAACGACTCGCGCACGCGCAGGACGTCGGTCAGGTGCAGGTTGCGTTCCATCGACACCTCCCCCACGATGCAGACCGACCAGTCGGGGTCGTCGCGGTCCTGCCGGCGGCGGCCGTAGCCCCAGTCGATGGCGGCCACGGTGCGGCAGCCCAAGGGCAGTTCCGTGTGGAACTTGATCCACTCCGGGCGGAAGACGAGGAGGTCGGAGGAGAGGGGGACGAGTTCGTAGGCGCGGGCGTAGGCCATCGGCCCGAAGTCGCGGCGCTTCTGCTCAAGCACCTTGCGGGTGAAGACCTCGGGCCAGGGGCTCTCGGTGCCGACGCAGGGCCGGCGCAGGAGGGTGCCGTCCCGGGCGCATTCGCGGCGCCAGTCGGCGGTGATGTCGTCGGTGTGGAAGGGGGTCGCCGACCGCCAGAGCCGCGTGGGGTGCGGCGAGGACGGGTCGAGCATGGGGAGCCAGATGTTGGCGACGGCCTCCTTGACCTGGGCGCGCAAGGCCGGCTGCAGCACGGCGTTGCGGAGGTCGCAGATGTCGTCGAGCCAGAGGATGTCGGCGCGGCCACCCGTGCGGCCGAAGACGCCTGACGCCTGCACGGAGGGGTCGCGGCGGGCGGGGAGGCCGGGTGCGGTGACGCTCCAGGCCATGACGGTGTCCTCCCCGGGCTTCAGGGCGACGTGGGGGAAGACGGCCCGGTAGCGGGGGCTGCGGATGATGTCGCGCAGGAAGCGGCTGGTGGCGGCCGCGCCGTCGTCGTTTGAGCCGATGAGCTTCAGGCGGGTGGACGGGCGGTGCCCGAGCCACCAGGCGGCGAGGTAGGTGAGGGTTGAGGTCTTGGCGTGGCCGCGGGGGAGCTCGGCGTACCACGACTCGTGGTCTGCGGCGTGGAGGATGAGCTCCTCCTGCAGGTCGGCGGCTCGCCGCTCGAGCATGAGGGCGAGGAAGTCGACGGGGTCGTCGCGCGCCCCCTGAATGGCCTCGGGCGGGGTCAGCGCTTTCGAGGCTTTGCGGGGCATCGTCGTGCGCGGATGGTGTCGGCGACGGCCTTGAGGGCGGTTTCGGGGAGGTCGACGAAGGCCAGGTTCTCGGTGGCCGCGCCGGCGTCGAGGCGCAGGATCTTGTCGAGGTCGATGGCGGCTTCGCAGTCTTGGCGGCGCAGGGTGGCGATCAGCTCGGTCGCCCGGATGCGGTCGCGGGGGCTTGAGTTGGGGTCGGTGGCGATGGCGAGGATTTCGCGGGGCAGGGCGGCTGCGGCGTCCGGGGGGATCTGCCAGCCGTTGTAGACGGCCTGCTCGAGGGCGTGGAGGTGCTGCCTGTTCTCGCGGCGGGACACACGGTCAACCCCCCTAGTCCCCCCCACGGGATTCTGCGGTTCGTCGGGCATTGTCACCTCCTGCCCCATGCTACCGCTCGTCCCTCGGGGTGAGGGCGAGGTCGAAGCCTGCGGCCTTGGCGAGCTTGACGACGGAGTCGAAGGTGGCCTTGCGGCGCCCGATGCGGGTGCCTGGGCCGCCGAGGAGGCATCGGACGGTATGTGCGGCGAGGATGCCCTTGGCCTCCATCTCGCGTGCGAGGGTGCCTCTGGTGGAGCCGCGCTGCTCGACGGCCTTGGTGATGGCGGCCTTGAAGGCGGCGTAGTTGCTCAGTCGTACCATGCGCGGGAGCATAGCGCGGTCAGGGGGCCTCCGCAGTTCGGTAGCAATCCCAGCCGCGCCGCTCGGCGATGCGCTGGGGGGTCTTGGCGGATTCGTGGCGGGCGAGGATCTCGCAGAAGTCACGGCGGGCGGCATCGCGCTCGGCGTGGGCGGCGTGGATGGCGTCCTCAAGGCGGTCCATCTGCCCCTTGACGCTTCGCACGGCCTCGTCCCGGGCGTCGTCGCGCGCCTCGACGGCCACGCGGTACTCGCGGAAGAGGTAGGCGATGCACTCTGCGGCCTCGCAGGCGATGTCCCAGTTCAGGCTGACGCTCTCGGAGAGCAGCCGGCGGGCCACGTGGTGCTGGGGGAGCCCTGCGTCCTTGACGGCGGCGAGGGCTCGGTCCTTGCGGAGGTTCATTGGGCGTCCTCCTCAAGGTCGACGGCGGCGTCCTCAAAGCAGTCCCAGCCCTTGTCGCGGGCGAGGAGCACGGCTGCG